GATGTACAGACGCCCTCACAATAGTCAGCACGAGTCTCTAAGTGACACTTTAGATTATCTACATAACAATGTAGAAGGAATTAAGAAAGATTTAGCAATTGTTGCAAGAGCTGTGTAATGGCATTCGTAGTCGGACCAGATTGTGTAGATACAGTTAGTACAGATGGATTGTGTACATTCCCTGCACAAGCGATTGGAGGGGAGTCTACAACGAGTCCTAACGTGCTTTTCGAGGGTGAGAGGGTAGAACACTACCCAGTGGCAGAGAACATCCTTCTAGACGAAGTAGAGGGGGTTCCGTTGCCTACGAATCCTACTGGAGCATGTCAACCAGGGATACGAAGACTACAACCAATAGTTAACCAGAATGTGTTAATCAATGGTAATCTTTTCGCAGTATCTGGTGATGAGGCAACGTTAGTAACGGGCGCAACTACATCGAGACCCTTGACAGGTCCTTTCAAGTATCCTACAATAGTAATTGGTTAACACACTTAGAGTTTTATGGCACGAGCAAAAGTTGGACTAAGCGGCAAGAAGATTATTGAGAGCAAGCCTAAGAAGACCCGTCAAGGATCTTCGAAGCACACTCTGTATTCTGCCACATCACGTAACAAGGCAAAGAAGCGTTATCGCGGTCAAGGAAGGTAATGAAAGATCTGCTGTTCATCTCACAGGATAAAGAGATGGCACTCATTCAGGAGATGTCATACAAGATCAAGATGTCGGACTGGGGTATTCACCCTAGTAAGACATGCTTTTTGTGTGTTTCTCCTGATTACTCTAGTATTGTCACACAACATCTCTCGCATTCATTATCAATGGATCGGGAGATTTTTCATATAGAGGCAGTCAATGTGCCATTCCCTGATGAAGATTTTTCCCAGTACCAGATTAACTTTGAGTTAAATTTTATGGAGTGGGTGTTGGACTGGGACAACTTTGTGTTATGTGAGGCAGGTGTCATCAGAGGTGGCAACTACACTTGGATCACTCAGAGTATGGAGAAGTTCTCCGAGAAGAATTACTACACTTTATCTCTCTGTGAGAATATTCATAGTAAATATAAGAGTGATCTGGTATCATTGTATTATGATGATAATGTAGAGGATCTACATTTCTGGTGGGAGAGACCGAATAATCATTGGACCTAAGCGCCGAAAACACCGATCGGGATAGCAACCCCTAAAAAAGTTCTAATAAAACTTTCTAAAGGAGAAACCAATGGGACTATTTCCAGTAGATAAAAGTGAAGAGTTTATTGAAGAAGGTATGACATTGATCACCGAAACAGATAGTGATCGCCTTCTAGATGCCGCTGCAAAGCGCCGTAGGTCAAAGATGAAGGAAGAACTATACCCACTACCAGAAGACCGCCTAGAACGCCCTTGTGGAGGCGCGGGCGGATTTGACGATTTTGTTGAGCGTTGGCACGAGTGAATAAATAATAGCAGCCTATTGCTGTGTCTAAATGCCGACCTTTCAGACATTCAAAGATTTGAGTGTTACATTTAAGAAGCATCCTGTATCCAATGATTTGGTTCAGGTAAAAGACAAGGCAGCTATCGTTCAATCGATTACTGCCTTACTTCTTACTATGAAAGGAGAAAGACCATTCCAACCCCAATTAGGTTCTGGTATTCAGAGAATGCTATTTGAACCTATGGATTATAGTAGTGCAGGTATTATTAAATCTGAAATTAGGGATGTATTGAATAGATACGAACCACGAATTTCTATTTCTAATATCTTCTGTAATCCTAATGAACTAGAGAATGGTTACGATGTTCAATTATCTTACAGAATTATCGGTAGAGATGATGCACCAATAAATGTAGAATTCTTCTTAGACCGTACACGATAATGCCTTATACTCAGGTTGCCAACTTAGACTTTGAAGATATCAAAGTTGCTCTGAAAGATTACCTCAGAGCAAATTCAGATTTTACTGATTATGATTTTGAGGGATCGGCATTATCCACTCTCATCGATACACTCGCCTATAATACCTACTACACGGCGTTTAACACCAACATGGTGGTCAATGAACTATTCATTGATTCAGCGACCCTCAGGGACAACGTAGTAGCGATTGCGAAGCAATTAGGATACAGACCCAAGAGTGCTACATCACCAACTGCTTATATTTCGTTCGTAGCTACGTATCAAAATGCTACTACAGATACTGAGTTAATTTTAAAGAAAGGAACAGGATTTATCGCATCATATGATAATGTAATTTATCAATATGTTGTTCTGGATGATGTTTCAGCACAAGTTGCTAATGGTGTTGCAACATTTACTGATATTCCTGTAAGAGAAGGGACATTATTGACAAACACCTTTACAATAAACACTTCACTTAAGACGCAAAGGTTTATTCTTGATAATCGTAATATTGATACTAATACAATTAAAGTAAAAGTCTATCCTTCTGGTGGTAGTTTTAACGAACCATACTTAGTTGCAGATAATATTCTTGGTATTGATGGAAATTCAAAAGTATTTTTCTTAGATGAAATTGAAGATGAGAGATATGAAATTCTTTTGGGTGATGGTGTTCTAGGTAAAAAACTTGAGAATGGATCTCGTATTGAAGTTTCGTATATTACAACTTCTGGACCATCTAGTAACGGTGTAAAAACTTTTGTATTCTCTGGCGTTTTAGAAAATGTTAATGGAGTTACACCTAACGTTTCTGTTAGTATTTCTTCAACTATTGCATCTTCTGGTGGAGAAGATATCGAAACTACTCAAAAGATTAAGTATACCGCACCTAAAGCATATGGCACTCAAGACCGCGCTGTAACAGCTCAAGACTACGAAGCAATCGTTCGTAAGGTATATCCTGCCACAAGCGACATCATCATCTTTGGGGGCGAAGATCAAGACCCACCAGAATATGGAAAAGTATTCATTGTATTAAAACCAAAAGATGCATCATACTTAACTTCTTTCACAAAGAAAGAAATTATCAATGAATTGAAAAAATATGTTGTTGCTTCGGTAGAACCAGTCATCACTGATCCATCTATTTTGTTTGTGGAGTTGACTAGCAAAATATATTACAATCGTAATATTACTGATGAGACTCCCGCACAAATTAGAGATAAGGTTATTGCTTCTGTGCAAGACTATATTGATAAGTCAAATACAGAAAAATTTAATGGTAAGTTTAGATACAGCAAGTTTATTGGTGTAATTGATGATGCTGATCGTAGTATCAATTCCAATTTAACATCAGTTACAATGAGAAAGGATTTTTATCCTCAACTAAATTCTACATTCTATTACGAAATTTGTTTCCAGAATGCTTTTGATAAAGATTGTGATGGTCCAACCCTTAGTACAACTGGATTTAGAGTAACTCAATACCCCAATTTTGATGTGTACTTAGAAGACAGGGATGGCAAAATTGTCCTATATAGACTAGACAATGTAACTGGCGAAAAAGTTGTCCTTGACAAGGAAGTTGGGGATATTGATTATGATAAAGGAGAATTGATGATGTATGATTTGACTATTATCAAGGGATCATTCTTTGACAATAGAATCTCAGTTAGAGTAAAACCATTATCTAATGATATTCAGGCACTCCGCGAGGCATACCTGGACGTTGATATAGCGAATTCAAGTTTCACCGCATATAAAGAGTAAGTAAATGACTGCTGTTAAGACTAAGAGAATTTCAACTCTAATCGAGTCTCAGCTTCCTGAATTCATTTCTACTGAATATGAACTATTTTCCAAGTTCGTTCAGAAGTATTATGAAGCTCAGGAAGTTCAAGGCGGAACATTGGATATTATTAGTAATATCCAAAAATATGCAGACATTGACTACTACGAGAAAAACCTTCTGAAGCAGAACGATGTTCTTTCTGCTTCAATTTCTGCAAGCGATACAACTATTACGGTAAATGACGCAAGTTCATTTCCAGAAAAAAATGGTTACATCAGAATTAATAATGAGATTATCTTTTATTCTACTAGAACTAGCACAGAGTTTCAAGATTGTTCTAGAGGAGTAAGTGGTAATACTACTCTAGGAGATTTGTATTCTTCTTCACAATTTACAAGTACCGATGCAGCAGAACATGTTTCTGGTGAAAAGGTATACAATGTAAGTAACTTATTTCTTTATGCTTTTGTAAAGAATTTTGAAAATCAATATCTTGGATCGTTCCCAGAAAAATATCTTCGTGGTGAAGTAGATAAGAGAACCCTTATCAAAAAAATTAACAATTTTTATAAGGCAAAAGGAACTCAAAGTTCCATCAAGTTTATCTTCAATACCATTGTTTCGAAAGATGTAAACAATAAACCAGAAGTATACAATCCTAAAGATTTTACCTATAAGTCATCAAATTCTGATTGGGTAAACATTTATGCTTTAAAAGTAAAAGTTGTATCTGGTGACCCAAAAAATTTAATTGGAAAAAAGATTGTCCAGTTGCCAACAGATGAATATGCATATGCAGATGCTACTGTTGATAATGTTTTTGCATCTGGAACCATTGATAATGAAGAGATTTGGAATATTGTTCTTGCCCCTGAGACAGTTAATGGCGAGTTTCAAATTTCCACAAAAACAAAATTAGAAAAACAACTTTCTGGAACTGCATCTACTGGAGATAGAATTAATGTATCTTCAACTATTGGATGGACCAAAACAGGATCTGTTTTGATTGGACAGGAAAATATTACGTTTGATGATAAAAATGTAACTCAATTCATCATCAAAGATAGAGATCTATCCAATGCTGTTTTACATCCAGAAGGTACACCTGTATACAAACCAGTAAAAATTTCTGGGTCTGATGTAGAACTTATTACATTTGGCATCGTATATAATCTATCACCAGAAAATGCACAACCATATGCAAGTCCTGGCGATAGAATTGAAATCACTCAACCAGGATTTATAACTGCCAATCCAAAGATCATTAATGTTGAAACAAATCAATCTAGATGGTTATTTGATCAAGGCACTTCTGTAAATATTCCAACACTACCTGCATTGCAGTCTTCGTTAGATCAAGTATCTACAGATGTATCATCTATTTTTGAAGATGATCAATATTATTATATCACAAGTTCTAGTTTTCCATCACATAAAATTTTAGATGGATCAACAGTAAATCAAACTCTGTTTGATCAAAAAATTCTAAGAATCATCAGAAAGAACGCAACAAGAACTACCGAAGTATACAAAACTCCAAAAAGAGATACTGGTATTCTAGTAAATGGTGTACCCATTTATAGTTACAAAGACGAAGAAAGTATTCGTTTTGGTAAACTAGAAGAAATCAGAGTTAATACTCAAGGAAGGGGATATGCTAATGCACCTTTTGTTCTTATTGATCAAGTTCCAAATAAAGCTAGAGCAATTCTTTCTGGACAAGTAGTAGAACGTATTGTAGTAGATACTAACGATATTTTCCCTGTTACTCCCGAGATTACAATTACGTCAGGTAGAAGAGCTGAAGTAAGAGCGATTGTTACTGGTGGTAAAGTAACCAGTTTGGTTATTGACAATCCTGGAGAATACTATTCGTCACCACCAATTGTTAGAATTAGAGATACTGCAGGAAAAGGCAGATTTGCTAATTACGAAGCAACAATTAATACTGATGGCGAAATTACTGGATTTGTAAAACTAGATGAGGGAAATTTCTACAATCAAAATACTGTAGTTGTTGATATTGTTGCGGTTGGTCAAGATGCAACAGCAACACCTCTATTAAAAGAATGGAACTTTAACAGATTCAAAAAACTAGAAAGTGATCTAGATACTGAAAATGGTTATGTATTCCAAAACTTCAATAAAGTATTGGAATATGGATATGGATATGTTGCCAATCCAAAAGCACTAAGAATTGCAGTTGGAGATAATATCAGCAATTCTGGTTCAGAACCAGCAACCAAAGTTCATTCGCCAATTTTGGGATTCGCTTATGATGGCAATCCAATCTATGGACCATTTGCATATAGCGATCCATTGGATCTTCAGTCTTCAATTATCAGAATGACTTCTAGTTATTCTTTAAATGGAAGTCGTTCTAATGGTCCATCTACGAGTAAGTATCCACTTGGATCATTTGTAAATGATTATACTTATACACACAAATCTGGAACTCTTGATCAAAATAATGGAAGATATTGTGTTACTCCAGACTTTCCGAAAGGAACATATGCTTACTTTTTGACAATTGATAGCAATCAAGTTCCAAAGTATCCATACATTATTGGAGAAAATTTCTATTCACTTCCAGTAGATAGTAATTATAACTCAGATATCAATCAAAATGATATTCCAAAGAACTCCAAAAAATATTTTGTTCCTGGAATGCAAGGTAATGGTGGTGGAGTTTCTGCTTTTATCTCAGAAGTAAATTCTGGAAATGTTGACGAGATTGAGATTGTTTCATCTTCCAATAACTTTTCAGTCAATTCAAATTTCTATTTTAGCAATGTTGGAACAGAAGGATCTGAAGTAGAAGCTATTATTTCTTCTGTGAAAGGAAGAGGTGTAAATTACTTAGAATCAAAAGAGAATAAAGTAGTAAAACTTCAAACAATTCAGAGTGCATATCTTTTTGAAAATGATACTCTAAGGCAACCATCGTCCAGTGCTTCGGGCACTATTGTTGGAAC